AATGAATCCGAAGTTAAACTCAGAAAATACATTCGTAATAAACTTGAAGAATATGCTGGTGTAAAAAAACCAAGTTTGAATGAAAATAAGAAATCCGAAGCATTACAAAAACTTGATAGAATAATTAATAAACAATTTAATTTATATGAGTCAGAAGCAAAAAAAAAAGAATGAAACATTTGATTTAAGTAATGTTTAATATCAAATAAATATTGTTATTTTAAAAAAACCCGAAGAAATTCGGGTTTTTTTGTAACATTTAATTATCTTTATCGTATAACAATTTATAAGAAAAAAATGATATGATATATAGAGAATTTGATAAACTAAAGTTCAAAAGAACTTATATTGGTGGTTCGAAACAAGAAGAACTCAAACGTTTTAAAAAAGTTCAAGGAACTAAAGAAGACAATTCAGAATGTAATTGGATTGAATATAGAAAAATGTTAAAACAATATTTGGATGATAAATTAAATATTATTTTGAGTTGGAAATATCTTTCTGGAATTCTTAGAATTAGTTTTATCGTACCCGCATTATTATTTTCAATTATAAATATAGGTATTGGAATATTCGTATTACTTGTTGCAGTTATTTTTCATATATTGTTTTGGCATTTTAAGTGTTTGGAACAAAAAAAATTATCTGAATATAATTTTTCTTTAAATATTATAAATCAACAAACAGGTCTTAATTTAAATAAAAACTAAAGCCATATCAATGGCTTTTTTTATTTTATTGTATTCAGTATTTATGATAAAATTATAATATGGATTACGATGACAAAATGTTAAAACTGATTTATGTATTGAAAATCGGTTACAATGCAAAAGATGAAGGATTGTATGAGTTTATTTTCTCATTAGACCATACAAATATTGATGTCGAAGGTTGGTGTTGGGATTTAAGTCCTGCATGTGATAATGCTGAACCACCAACTGAGGAATTTATTAATGCCATTTTTAATTTAAAAACATCTTCATTTGATCTGTTTTGTTTACATGAAGCTATTGATAGGGAATATATGCATGGTTATCATACAATTCATGCATTAGCATATGAGATTGAGAAAAAAAATGTAGATGGTGATACTGCTTTTAATGATTATGAACAAATGTTTGGTAATGAAAATAATGATAATGTACCTTTAATAGTATTTCATTATGGTATGTCACTGGAAAAAGTTAAAGATATTCTGAGTTCCAGAAAAATAATATTAAAAAATAATGAGTTTATAGAAACTTCTTCAATAAAATTTGAATAAATTGCCTATCTTACCATATTAGGAAGAAAAGGTTTCGAGGCGGGACATAACAAGATTTATGCCCCGCCTTGCGGTTTTATCTAATCTGAGTATTTATTTATAAAATATTATAAATGAGTACTGAATTTGATCTTAATTTAGACAAATCATCTGAAAAAAATGATATTAATCTAAATCTTAATTTAGATAATACTCCTAAAACAGATGATTCTAATTTCCCAGAACATATTCCATTAATTTCATATAATGCTCAAAGAGAAAGAGAAAAAGAGGAAGCCAGAAAACAAGCAAAAAAACTCAGGAAAAGTGCTAATAATCTTGAAGCAATCATTGTTACCAAATCAAATAAAGTAAAGAAAGTCAATGAACTAACATTTGAAGAACAAGAAGATGAAATTGTTCGTTGTGCAGCAAGTCCTATTTATTTTATTGAAACATATTTAACGATTTTTGATCAGACACAAGGGGTTGCTGGTACGATTGTTCCTTTTAAACTATTTGATTTCCAAAAAGAATTAATAGAAACATATAATGCACCAAAAAACAGATTTGTTGTTGCTAACAAATATCGACAGGCTGGTGTATCAACAACTACCTGTGCTTATATTGCTTGGTATGTAATGTTTAATCGAAACAGAGCCGTTGCTATTGTTGCTGATAAACTGGAAACTGCTACAGGTGAGTTAATGAGTGATGTTGTTGAATTCATTGAATGTTGTCCTTCTTGGTTAAGACCTAAGACAGGTAGAAATACCGAACAGAATTTAAAGGATACACAAAAACTTAAAATTTATGATAATGATTCAAGACTTGGTGCTTTTGCATCCAAGACTTTACGTGGTATGACACCAACTTTATTATTTTGGGATGAAACTGCATGGGCAGAAAAGGGTGACAAATTCTGGACTGCTGCTTTACCTGCTTTGGTAACTGGTGGACGTGCAATTATGGTTAGTACTCCTTCAGGACTTGATGCGGTTTTCTACAAAACTTTCATGGGTGCAAGAAACAACGAAAATAATTTTAAAGCCGTTGAACTTTGGTGGTATAATGACCCAAGATATAATAAAGATTTGGTTTGGTTGAAAAATAAAGGTAAGACAAATGAAATCAGATTAGTTGATGATGATAAAACACATGAAGAACGATTACAATTAGTTGAAGATGGTTGGGAAGCAAGTAATAAATGGTTTGATGAACAGATTCGTAATGCTAATGGTGATATGCGTAAAGTTGCACAGGAATTACTTTGTTCATTCTTGGGTTCAGGTGATAACTTTATTGCCGAAGAATACCTTAAACGAATACAAGAAGAAGAAGTATTACCACCAATACGTCAAGAATATACTGATCACAAAATGTGGATTTGGGAAGACCCTATTATTGGAGAAGATTATATTATGGCATTGGATGCTTCGCCCGGGCATGGTGAGGATAACTCAACAATTAATATGCTTAAAACCATAGAAATTATTGAAGAGAAAGTTGTTACAAAAAATGGTAAAACAAAAAAAATAAAAATAAGAAGACATAAAGTTGAACAAGTTGCCGAATATTATGGTAAAATAACCCCACAATTACTTGCTGAAATTGCATATCAATATGGAAAACAATATAATGATGCATATTGTGTTGTTGATGTTACTGGTGGTCATGGTGTTCATACTGTTGAAAAAATGCTTGAAATTGGTTATGAGAATATTCATTATGCTGAAGTAGCACATAAACCAACAAGAGATAGATTACAAGGTTATATTAAAAAAGGTCAAAAAATAATGTCTGATGGTGCTATTTCAAACGTTGACTTAATACCCGGTTTTTTTATTGGAAATAATCGACCATCAGTTGTATTAGAAATGCAAAGAGCAATTCATTTACAAGATGTTATCATTAGGTCTATGAGATTATTAGATGAATTGAAAACCTTTGTAACAGTACCCGGGAATCGTGTTGCTGATCACAAACGTACTTTTCATGATGATAGTATTATGGGATTAGCAATTGGTCTATTTGTATTAAATTTTGATATGGCAAGATTTAAACAAAACAAAGGTGTAACCGAAAAAATGCTTAAATCCATTCTCACTATGAATGATATAAAAAACATTGATTCTAAACAAAAAATAAAAAATAAACCAATGATTACAGCCGATGGTGCAAACCCATTAAATCCATATGGAGTAAATTCATGGTTATTTAAAGGTATTAAAGATAAAAACAAAAGATAGAATGTATTTATAATTAACTGACTTTTTCAAAATTTCAAAGTATTTATAAAAAACTATAAAAAATTATAATAATGGCTGGCGAAAATAAAACAACGATATATCAACAATTAAATAAAATGCTGAATCTTGATGGTTTTGGATTTCAAGAATCAACAGCAGTTACTCCTGTTACAACACCACAGAAATCTAAGATTATTATTAAAGGTAGTACTCCTGAAGAAATACAAAGAAAAGGTTTAGAACTTGAACAAAAGCGTGAACTTCAGAGTAAATTCTTTAGAACTACAGATAGAGGTTTTCAAAAGGCACTTCAATATGAAGCAGCCAGACTTCCCGCTTATATTGACTATGAAGGAATGGAATATTATCCAATTATTTCATCAGCATTAGATTTATTTATGGAAGAAGCAACAACAATTGGATTAAATGGTAAAATGCTTAATATTTATAGTAGTAAGGAAAGAATTAAAACATTATTGGAGGATTTTTTCTATGATGTTGTAAATGTGAATGTTAATTTACCTTTTTGGGTAAGAAATACTGTAAAATATGGTGATAATTTTGTTCTTTTATATGGTGAAAGAAAAAAAGGTGTTACTCACGTAAAACAACTCGTTAATTATGAAATCGAGAGGTTTGAAAGAATTCAAAATGGCAAACCACTGGTAAAATTTAAAGAAAGAATGACTGGTGATGAATTTAATTCGTTTGAAATCGCTCACTTTAGATTACTTGGTGATGATAAATATCTACCATATGGTTCATCAATTTTAAATAAAATTCGTAGAGTATTCCGTCAATTAGTTATGGCTGAAGATGCTATGCTTACTTATCGTATTATTCGTGCTGGTGAGAAAAAAGTATTTAAAATTGATGTTGGTAATATTGATGAAGATGATATTGAAGAATATATTTATAAAGTCGCAACTACATTCAAAAAAACCGCACAAGTTCAACCAAATGATGGTCAAATTGATTACCGTTTTAATATTTTGGGTAATGATGAAGACTATTTCCTACCTGTAAGAAATGCAAATACACAGTCGGGTATTGAAACACTTCCGGGTGCTTCGAATCTTGACCAAATTCATGATATTGAGTATCTTAGAGATAATTTATTTACTGGACTTGGTGTTCCTAAACCATTTTTAAGTTTTCAAGATGCTGCTGGTGCTGGTAAAAACATGGCACAATATGATATTAGATTTGCTAAGAAAATCAATCGTATTCAACAAGCAATAATTCAGGAACTTAATAAAATGGCAATAATTCATCTTTATTTATTAGGTTATAGTGGTGAAGATTTAAGTAGTTTCCAAATTACTCTTACAAATCCAAGTACTCAACAAGAACTTCTGAAATCAGAATTATTGCGTGATAAAGCACAAACTTATACTGAATTAACACGTGGTGAAGGTGGTATTGCTGCAATGTCACATACAACAGCAAAACGTCAGATTTTCAACATGAGTGATAGAGAAATTGTTGACGACCTCAAGCAACAGAAAATGGAGAAAGTCGTTATGCAAGAACTTCAAGACTC